AAACTGCTGCGTTAGTCGCTGTACCAGAAGTTGCACTTAGTGATAAACCACCAACAAGAGTTTCTCCTGCCGCAGTTGTAATACCAATTAATGCTCTGTGAATAAAAAATTTGCTAGGTGTTACTAGTCCGTCTGGTGCGTCTGTGTTTAATGCACCAAGTTCTACAAGTACATCACCATCTCCATATGCAGTTGAAGCAGCATTAGTAGCAGCTAGTGAACCTGCAAATGATTGAATTTTTCTAGTTCCTAATGAAACTAGTTGTCCAGTTGAGTTAATGTTAACTCCTGTTTCTGTAATAGCACCAGAAGTGCTATCTTTATTTATAACTTTAAATCCGGCTTCTGAACGAACCGGCCCGTTAAAAGTTGTATTAGCCATTTTAAACCTCGTAGTTAAATTATATCATCTCTTCTACATCGTCTGCTAGGGCAGTTGATATAATTGTTATCCCTAGAAATAAAAAAGGGGGATAAAAATCCCCCCTAATTCGTAATTTATGCTCCCGGTGAACCGAAGATACATCTCCAGTCTGAGAATCCAAAAGAATATCTTTCAGATGCTTTGAAACGCATATTTCCTGTTTCAAAATCTGGCTCCATTGATGTTTTCAAAGGTCTTCTTTGGAACATTTTTAAACCAGTATTGTTCATATCAGTTAAGATAAAGAATGCATCAGTATCAGTTAAGTAATGATTTATTACATAACCTTCTGGGAACATACCCATAGTTCTTAATGCATTTGTGTCGTTATCAGCAGTACCAACTCTAAGGTCACTTTTCAAAATTCTTTGAGCTGTGAACGATAGTTCTTTTGGTATTACTAGCTTTCTAGCTTGTACCGCTACTGGAATATTTCTGTCATCTGTAAAACCACCAATTGAAATAATTGCGTTTTCTAAAGATGATTCAGAAAGGTCAGCAGCCGTAGACGGCTCATTAGCTTGGTTTCCTGCGGCAACAGTTGGGTGGTCAGTGGTAATTAATGGTTTACCATCTCCTCCCGGAAAGCTCGTACTAAACGCATTGTTTAATACATTTGCTCCTTTTACCTGTTTTGTGTAAGCCATTGAACGAGCTAGAGCAGCAGTATATCTTTTTGATAATGTATCATAAAGATTATCTTCAACCGCTTCTTCAGTAATTGCAAAAGCTAGTGCAACTGTTTCATGCACATATCTTGCAGTCCATTGTTCTGAAGCAGTATCAAATTCTACTGATGCACCCTCTGACTTAGTTGGTGCAGCACCAAAGCCAGTGATAAGAGTTTCCTCTTCAAAAGCTCTGTCTGATGATTCTTCTGTAAAGATTTCAGCGTGTTCACGCTCCCATCTTTTGTACTCCATACCGAATAGGGCGTGGAGTCCCGGCTCCAACTCTTTGACAAGTTGGGTTCTTGATATAACAGCCATTTTATTGTCCTCCTATTATACGCCCGGTGTTCCATCAGCATCAATATGTTGATTCAATTCATGTTCATAAATTGAAACTTCAAGGATACCATTGGTTCCGTACGAGTTGTCTGGTGACTCAAACTTACGATGAATTCGTAAATTAGCAGTTCCAGTTCCTGTTGTTCCACTAACTTCAAATCTGCTTTGTCCAGATAAAGTATCACCAGAACCTGCAACTATGTCAGCATTGTTACCAATGTCGGCAAAGTCAGCAGAGCCTGCTGATTGAACAGCATAAACGATGTTAGGGTCGTCATAAATATAAGCAGTGACATCGCCACTTGCTTGTGTGGTAGTTCCAGTTGGAAAGTATTTAACAAACTTAACTTCTCCGTCTGTTGCAGTATATTGAGCACCTGCGAATACACCTAATATTCTATTACCGGCAGCAGCCACATCAATGTAGCCTGTTGCTAGTAATTTAACACAATCACCAGTAAAAATATTAGATGATGTTCCGCTAGCTATTTTATACTCATTAGCACGAATTTGTC